AGTTTAGACAAAGCCTCACGAAGAAGCTCTTGGTCCCATGTTACTTTCTTGGAGACAACTGCTTTGATTATGTCGTTGCCATGAGAGATATTTACAGTGCCAAAGTCTTCACCATTATAACCAAGTAACTCCTTGGCTTTTGGTAAATATGTGGATGATAGCTTCTCTTCTACTTCTTTTAACTGATCCTTGAGATCAGCCATAGACGTTTTTAAAGTTTTTCTAACTTCAAATAAATCACGACTTTCCATGTCGTTTCCTTTCCGCTGGTTACTAGAGTCCCAACTATAACCATACAGTGTGGGTGACTGTCAAGAGCTTTTTTTGGAAAGAAATATTTCGATGCCAAGACAAGCCTTCATGAGCTTCTTCTTTAGCTTAAACTCAGGGGTTTCAAATCCCTTGGCGTCTTCGACAATTTCATGCCACACGCCGTCTTTGTCTTCGCGCTTATATTTGAAGTCAGCAACGTAGGCACATATCTTCTGATCATTTACCAGTAGGTTGTATCGAACCTGTAGCTCAAGGTCTTTAACTACCCCGGCGCGTTCAAGCGACTTTATATATAGATACCGCTCGCCTTCCCACTTAGAGTCAAACTTGATACCTTGTATGGTAACTTTCTTGTTTCCGTATTTGGGTCTTGACCCACGCAGTTTGGGATTATATACAGTAGGGAAAGTCATTTATGGGAAGGAGTCTCCATGCCAAACCCCGGAAAATATAAATCCGTAGGTGTTTCGATTGAAGCCTACGATAAGCTAGTGTTTATCGCAGAACACGAGGATCGTGCTATCGGACGCCAACTTGCGCGTATGATTGACGAAACATACGGTGATATTCATTTGCGTGTCAACAACAAGAGATCAAGCGCAACACCCGTAGCCGTTGGCATTGGGGGTTTATCGTCTGTTATTGAAGACTAAAGAAGTCCTGCGTTGCCCAATCCACCTAACAGTGTTGAGGCTAATGCAGGGTTTTGTCTTACACGATCTCTAATAGACATTGCAGGCGGAGGCACATCATCAAAACTTGGTGCAGGCATATCAGGCATATAAGCTAATGGCTGCACATCAGGAACAGGAATACTTGTTCGGCTTGTAGCTCCGGGAGCTTTAATTTTTTCTTCCATATCACTAATTGCTCTTTGCGTTCGATCTTTTGCAGAAGAAATAGTGTTTACAGTTTCTCTAACGCCACTTTGTTTTGCAAAAGATTGTGCAGTTTGATTCATAACATTTAAAAACACTTGCATTTTTCCTGCTGGTGTTTTAACTTTTGCGGCTTCTTTCCCATATTTAGCCGCGAATGATTTATACATTGCTTCATTGGATAAAACTTTACCTATGATGAAAAACCTACCGATACGACCAATGTTTTGAAAAGGGTTAGCCGCGATATTAGCCGCAACAAGATCACCACCTTCAGCAGATTTTCCAAGCACACTCATAATCTTACCAAATTTAAAAATGTCTTTGGCTTGTTCTGGCCCAAACAATTCGTCTAAGGTTCCAGTTTTCTTGGCGTTTTCAAATCTTTTAGCTAAAAGTTTAAATGCAGACTTGTCCGTTAAGAAAGTCTCTTCAAAGTCACCAATAAGGTTGTTCATATAATAACTTTGTAGATTTGCTACTTCAGCAGGGTTTGTTTCATCAAAGAACTCCCGCAATCTTTTAACATCAGGTCCTCGCATAGCGGGGCTTGAAATTAAATCAGCAGCTTCTTCTGCACTAAGAACGCCAGTGCGCAGCTTGGCGTTAACAGAAGTCTTTTTAAATACAGATTCTTTGTCCATAGCTGTTTGAACTTTTTGCAACAAGTCTATTCCAGCGTCATCAGCGCCTGCTCTTGCAAAATCATCTATTACGCTTTGATTAATATTAGTCAGTGAAAGATTATCTAACTGATCTGCAAGTTTTCTAATTCCTGCTGCATCTGAGCCGAACAATTCATCGGCTGTAGAGCCGAGCTTGTCTAATTTATCTTTAAATCTGCTGCCACTAAACTTCTTTTTAGCGCCCTCACCTACTCCAGATTCATTTAAAGCCCTGCGAAGCCATTCACCAGCAGCACGGTTTCGTAAAGGCTCGTAAGTGTTAGGGGCAAATTTATCTAAAGCACTTTTTGTATCCTTTAAAAGTTTCGCGTTGTCATTTCTTATCAAGTGACCGAACTTACCTTCTGGGTTGGCTTCTTTACTTCCAGACTTAACCGCTTTTGCAAGTTCTTTCATACTAGACGCTTGAGACACTGCTTCAAACTTCTCCATTCCTTCTCTAAAAAATTTATTAGCTGGAACTAATTGCTTAGATGCAGCTTTCATTGATTCTTTTTGCGCGTCACTAAGAGTTCCAGCAGCATTGCTTCTTAAAGCGGCTCCAAGACCTTTGGGCTGAATGCGATTATCTAACTGTCCAAGAAACTTGTCTTTCATAAACCTAACGCTGTCAGAGCCATAGTTTCCCATCCATGTGTCGTTTAAAGATTTTCTAGCTTTGTAAATTTGGGCAAAAGAGGCATTATCACCTAAGTTTATTATGTCTTGTAAAGCCTTTTGAACTTTTCCTAAGTTGCCACCACCAGCAGCGACTAATTGATTAAGTTCTCTTTCTGCGTCTTTGACTATTGCAGATGTTTTAAAAATCTGTGCATCACCAGTTGCGCTAGATACAAGATTATCTATGTTTTCATATTGTATTCTAGCTTGATTATCAAATTCTTTAAACGCTTGACTAAAAGACTTTTGTATTCCAGCATCTATATCGACATCTTTAACTGCGGCTTTCCCAAGCTGATTAGCTATGTCATCCATGTGCCGTAAAAGATCAGAAGATGTTTTCTTTGATTTGTTTAGCAGGGCTGTGTCTCCAGCTTTCACTGCATTAGTTAGAACATCTGCTGTTTGAATTACATCAACAACGCCATCATCGCCTAAAACTCTTAGGCCAGCTAAGTCTTCCATAATTCTTGCATTGTTATTAACTAGACGAGAAGTAGAGCCTAATATCTTTTCGGAGATTGCTTGCTGTCTTCCAATGATTGAGTTTGCGCCGATAGCACTTAATGAAGGTAAGTATCCTGCTTCTATAGCTTCCGCAGCGGCTTCCGCTTCTTGAGCCGATAGCTTGTTACCAACACGACCACGCCCTGCAACTGCTCCAA